GAGCGGCACCTCGATCGCGGGGACCGTGACCGTCGGTGTTGTCTCGATGTCGGGGAGGACGGGTGCCGCTGTCTCGATGTCAGGGATCTCCGTTGCCGGTGCCGCTGTTGCCGGGGCGACGGTGATCGGGGCGGGTGCTGCGGGGATGACCGGAGCAGCGACCACCGGGAGCGCAGAGGTCGGGAGTTCGGCAGAGGCTTCCTCGTCCTCAAACTCCGCATCGGGATCNTCNTCGNCNGTCTCGTCCNNCGCGATATACTCGGAGATNAGTTTCCCNGCTTCGGACTCGCCCCATCTTTGGATCTTGAGTTCCGGGGCCTTGATCTGCTCAGCCTGGAACCTGACATGCTGCAGGCGAGGGAGCGTGATGCCGACCGCTGAAGTGACACTCTCGATCGATTCAATCATCCCATTGATGAGATCGATCACATTGTTGATCTGCGTCTCGATGTACTGGACGATATCGCCCCATACATCGTAGATAAAGTTCAGGATCCCCTGCCCGACCCACTCGATCCCGGTTGCGATCGCGTCCCATCCGGCCCCCATGAGGCCGTTTAAGACCTGCATGAACCCTTTGGTAATGTCGACCAGAGCCTCGCCTGCGCTCTCCCAATCTCCCGCGAGGATGGACGCGAAGAGTTTGGCGACGTTCAGCATGACATCGAGCGCACCGGAGTAGATCTGCTCGATATAGGGCCATGCCCATTCGAACAGCGGCACGATCACCGAGCCGATCACCCACTGGATGAACGTGGAGATATTGGCCCACGCGGCCATGAATACGGGGGATTCCTCCTCCCACCAGTCGGTGAGGTATTGGAGTTTGCTCTGGAAAAACTCGGTAGCCGGGGCGAGTTTATCCTGCATCGTAGAGACGAACGGGGCGGCGTCCTGCTGCGCTTGCCCGAGCCAGTCCGCGAACCCCTGCCCGAGTTCGGAGACCTGATCCATCCCGGCTTCGAGGGTCGGCATCGCGTCCTCGAACACCCCGATCAGGAGATCCCCGACGGGCTCAAGGGCTTCGGTCGCCTTCGCCCCGAGGATATCCATCCGGTCGCCGAGGGTCATTGCATCCTTCGCGGCACCGAGGATCGTCTCTTCGGAGCCGTTCAGCGTCGAGACGAAATCCCCGAGATCGAGCCGCCCCTCCCGGATGGCGAGCGCCATATCAGCGGCTGCCCGGGAGCCGAAGACCTCTGCCGCGACGGACACTCCTTCGAGGTCAGACGGGGCTGACTTCACGCGGTCGATGAAATCCTGCCACGCAGCGGTGCTGTCGGTGAGCCCCCCTTTGGCAAGGTTTGCGAGCCCGACCTTCATGCCGGAGAGGGTCGTCTCAATGTTCACACCCTCCTTCTCGAACTTGCCGAGCATCGCGATTGAGTCCTCGAAATCCATCCCGAGCCCGCGCAGAGAGGTGCCGTACTGCGTGGAGAGCGTGGCGAGTTTGTCGACCCCGATCCCCGTTGCCTGCGAGGTCTTGAAGAGGAAGTCGAGTGTCTCGCTCTGATCCTCTGTCGCGATCTTCCAATCCCCGAACAGGCGCGTCACGGCTTTAATATTCCCTGCGACGCTCGTCCCGGTGATCCGGGAGAGTTCGAGGAACTGCGTCGCCATGTCCTGCAGGGCGGGGCCGGTCAGCCCGAGCCGGGTGTTGAGGTCAGCGATCGCGGTGCCGATATCGGCAGCACTCGCGGGCACCTCCCCGAACACGGCATCGAAGTCCTCCTTAAGCCCGGTGAGCGCCTCACCTGTCGCGCCTGTCCCCACGCGGATCGTCGCGTAGGCTTTGTCAACGGTGTTCGCGGCGACGATGGACGCTCCGCCGATAGCGGCGACCGCTGCTGCGACGGCGGCGATCGGGACTACCATCGACGAGAGGGTCGCTGCGAACCCGGATGCGAACGTCGCGGTCTGTGCCTGTGCGGTCGCGATGCCCGTAGTAAACCCGGTTGAGTTTAACCCGAGCGACGCTACAAGATTACCGACATTCAGCGCCACGCTGCACCACCTTGCCGCCGAACGCGAGCGCGATTCCCTTTGCGATNGCCTTCATNTGTCCCTCCGATTGTGCCGGTTTCGCCGTAGTGTCCGGGAAAAAGTCTTTCCACGTCAGCGGCGGCGAGCCCTTCGACCGATACGGGGCGACCACCATTGCGCAGATCGTCCCGGCGCGGATGTTCTCGGCCTGCTGCTGCCGCCGCTCCTGTGCCATCCGCCCGGCGATCACTGCTGCGATCTCCGCAGGCGTCAGGTCGTAGAGGATGCGCGGATCGGTCCAATATCCCGTCCCGGCGGCGATGTCGAGATACTCCCACATCCACCCGGCGAACGGCCTCAGTTTCCCGGAGCGTCACCCTGCGCCCGCGCCATCGCTGAGGTCAGGATGCCCCCGAGTTCGTTGATGTCGATCGCGTCGATGAGGTCGAAGTACTGTTCCTCTGTCAGCTGCTTGCCGTCGATCCTGACGCAGGTGCGAGCCATCTTGCAGAGGTCAGCGGTAGAGGGCTCCGCGCCGATGGTCTCCTGGAGATCCTTGAGTTTGCAGCCGAACGCGGTTTCAATCTCGATTGCGGAGCGGGCAGAAAAACGGATAGAGTAGGTTTTCCCGCCAAACTCGCGGATGGTTTCGGGAATCATCCTTAGGACGCCTCGCTGAAGACCGGCGCGGTCTTGCCGTCGATCCGCATCGTGAAGGTCCGCTGCACCTTCTCGTCCTTCGGGACCGCGATCCCGACCCCGGCCACGAACGCCGTGAACACGAATGTCGAGGAGTCGGGGAAGGTGATCGTGTACTGGGCGCTCGTGCCTGCGTTGTAGGCAGTCACGAGGCGGTTGTTGCTGGTGTCGGTCTGGAGGTAGTTGAGCGTCAGGTCGAACGATCCGGCGTCCTTGAGGCCGGGCACAAAGGTCTTGTACCCGCCGGTGCCGTAGACCGTATCCTCGATCTCATCTGCGGTGAGCGAGAGATCGCCGATAGCGTCGATGTTCGAGATGTTCCCACTTGCGTCTGCAATAGTCGTTGTCTTGCCAATAGTCGTCATGTGTACCACTCGCTGATATCAAATGCAGCCGCGCATGACCCGGGCGGTGCCTCCGGGTAGTCATCACCGGGCGAGAGCCACTGCGAGAGATCGTAGTAGTCCCCGCACCGGCGCGATGCAGAGAGAATCGGCTCGATCGTGCCGTCCGGCTGGAATCGGAACGAGCGGCGCAGGAGATCCGCTTTCGGCTGCTCCTGCCCGAGCGCGAGCACATACGCCCTAAACGAGTAGGTCGAGTGATCCGGCAGTATCAGCAGATAATCCGCGATCTCCTGCCCCTCGTAGCGGTCGATCAGGCGGGCGACCCCCTCGTCGAACGGCTCGTAGTTGAGCCGGATCGTCACCGGGGCGGCCTTCTTGAGACCGGGCATACTCGTCTCCTGCTCGCTCGTGCCGTACGCTGTGGTGTCGATTGCCTGCCGGGAGAGGTCGATCTGCCCGATCGCGTCCACGCAGGCGATGAACTCGCCCTCGGTGACGTCGTAGAACAGCGTGCCTTTGCCGATCATGGTGTGAACCACTCCGAGAGGTCGTAATATGCTCCGCACAGGCCGACGACCGGCGCTGCCCGCTCGCGGATCGTGGCGAAGTTAACGCTGAACTCGTGCGTCTCCCCCGTGCTCGTGCTCGTCTTGCCGAGGTAGACCGGATCGCCCATCGCCTCGATGGAGAGATACCGGGTGTCGTTGATCGGCCAGTTGGCGAGCCCGTCGAGGGCATCCCGGATCTGGTCTACCTTGTCGCGGGCGAGCAGATACGCCGGGTTCCTCACGAGCACCTGCACGGAGGGGCGGTCGAGGATCGCGGTCGGGCCATATTCGTGGTCTGGTGCGGGGCCGCCGGTCTCGATCACGGTCATCGCGGTCGCGAGATCGGGGTGGTGCCCGAGGAAGAGGCTGATCCCCGGCGTCCCGATCCCCTGCGCTGCGAGGTAGGCAACGAAGTCCTCTCCGGCGCTCGTCACAGTTTCACCTGCCCGAGGAGTTTCTGCATATACGGCGCATAGTCTTTCGAGCACTCATCGACCGCGTGCTGNAGGAACTTGGCCTCGCCGACCTTGTGCGCTACTCCGGTGCGCTCATGCACGGGGATTGCATACGCTCGCCCATCTCCCCACGTCGCGCCGAACTTCTCATACCCGACGACCTGCACCTGCGTGTCTCCTTCCTTGAGCGGCCCCTCGTTGAACACGCGGCTCCGGAGTTCACCGAACTCGATCGGGCACTTCGTGGTGCTGACTCGCTCGATCTCGCCGCCGAACTTGCGGAGCCCGTCTGCGATCTTGTCGGTCATCTTACCCTTGTACCTGCCGAGGTTGGCGATCAGGGTCTCGTCGCCGATCACCATCTGGGGGATCTTCGCCATCAGACCGTCTCCCGGCAGAGGATGTACGCGACCGCCACTGTCATGATCGGGGCCACGACCCAGAACGACCAGAACTCGGCCGATGCTTCCCCGA